CTGATCTAAAGGAATCTGGAGATATAGAGCAGGATGCTGATATAGTTAGCTTTTTGTATAGACCGGAATACTACTCAAATGAGAATGTAGAAAAGGAGGGTATGACTTTGCTAATTACTCGCAAAAATAGACATGGAGAGACAGGTATAGAATACATGATTATGGATAAAAATACATCTACATTTCAAACCTATTTAAAGGATAATGATGCAGTAATACATCCTGAGAGCTATAACATGGATTTAACTAAAATGATAGAATTTGATAACTTTATTCCTAAAGAGACTACAAAAAGATTTAGAGATAATCTTACAGCAGATGAGGTAGATGATACTTTACCATTTTAAAAACAATAATTATTCAAGAAAATTTTGTATATTTAACCATCTTTTTATTAAAAAATTACAATTATGGACACATTAACTATGAAAGGGAAACTCATAGAAAAATTTGAAATTCAGAGAATCCCTACAAAAAAAGGTACTGATTTTGTAAAGCAGGAATTTATCGTAGAAACTGATGGAGATTATCCTCAGCCTATCAAATTTACTACCATAAAAGACAAAGTAATGGCTTATATGGATACAATAGCAGTAGGATCAGAGGTAGAGGTATCATTCAATCTCAGAGGATACAAAGGTCAAAAAGATGGTAGAACATTCTACATAAATGATCTACAAGCCTGGAGAGTATTTGCTCCTGAATCATCAAAAAAACCATTGCATCTGCAAAATGTAGAATTTACTGAGAGCAAAATGGATTTTAGCAATGAGGATAGCCTGCCTTTCTAAACAAAATGCTCTGAATTTCGTATGTAAATTAAACCAAAATAATCATTAGAAAATGAAAGTATACGTACAAGGTACAGCAGTAGTAGTAGATACTGAGATAGCAGGGCAGGAGCTAAAATACATCCCTCTGCAATTTGCTAAATTTGAGTTATTGCCAGGTGGTACTATAGCCATTTGGGATTATACAGATTCAGATGATGAGCTATCTTATAAAGCTCCTATCACAGATGTAAAAAATCAGGCCGGTATTCCATTAGGAGGTAAAGCAGATGTAGTAGATTATCTAACTGAGTTTATAAGCTCTACTCAGCAGCTAAAAAATAGCGTAACTCATGAGGAGCTTACGAATCCTGGAGGTAATGTTTACCAAGATTTTAAAAGCCTATCCTTTGTCTGCGATGGTACTATTGATGTAACGATCAACGGCATCACAATCCAATATCCTAAGACTATGGGAGGATTGACCATATTAGGCGAAAATCTACAGGCAGATACTAAAGCTGAGTATAGCGTGAGATTTGCAGGAACAGGATCAGTATTAATAACTTTACAAAAATAAAATTATGAGTTTTATAATAGGACAGCCATCTGGTGGTGGTGGTGGTGGTGCATTGGATAATTACGAATTTCCAAAAGGTTATTCACCATATCCATTTACTCAGTATGTAGGAACAGCATCAGGAACATCATTGGGAGCTAATGATCAGTTGTTTTTTTCTGAGCCTATGAAATTTCAAGTATATCAAGATACTGATATACAAAAAGCTCGTTTAAATATTGTTACATCATACGCAGGAGAGGTATATAAGGCAGGGCTATACAAATATGATTTTGATAATCACAAAATGGTATTAGTTACAGGTGCTGAGTGGGATTTTCCTGCAAGTGCTACAGGAGCTGTGACTATTTCATTAGGTGCTCCATTAACAATAAGTGCTGGTACTTATTATATGGGATTGATTCAAACAATTGGATTCCCTCCAAGTGGATCACAGATTTATAATGTAACCAATGTAACAAATTCAGCTTATATGCCGACTATCAGATGGTGGCAAAATAATTTATCTCCTGTTGGAGCAGCTGGTAGGATTACAAGAATGAGATATACTACTCCTACTGCTCCTGTATCATCAATGCCTACAGAAATTCTATGGGCAGACATGACACTTGACACTATGGCAAATTATCCAATTTTAGCAACATTAGTATTTTAAGTTATGGACTATTATAAAATATACAAAGAAAATTTTGAGTTAGTAAATTTGTATGAAAGCCTGGAGGCTGCTCAAGCAGTAGCTGATTCATTACCTGATCAACCATATCAAGTAGAGTTCTATGCTCCATATGTTCCAATGACAATACAAGAAAGGCTAAATTTAGATATGAGTTTTGGTCAGGATCTTGTATATGTATTTGTTGAGGATAATAGGTTAATGAATATAACTCCTGCACAATCAGAGGCAGTACTTGTAAAATTCAGAGATATATTAGCCTTTGCTCAGACAGGTGCAATAACATCTATCAATACCTATCTGCCTGCTATACCTGTAGATGAGGTATTTACTCAGGAAAGGAAAGATAAATATATGCAGATGATTACTGACTATTTGGCTCAATTTGCTTAAATTAGCACAATCTATGAGGGATATAGATAGCATTAATACTAAACCTATAAAGCACAAAGATGCTCCTATACCTAAACAGCAAGTTAGATATAGCTATTGGGATGGTTATAGAGATACCTCAGTTAGTTACTCTATTTCAGGAGGAGATAACTGCAAAGGAGGATCTTATAATACAGAATACTCCAGAGTCAAATACATATAAAGTGATCATAGATGAACCTATCCATGATCCATTAGTACATGAACAGAATAAACATACATATAGACCTTATGATAATGGCCTTTATCCGGATTTTAAAAAAGATGCTGTAGAGTATGAGGAGTTTATAAAGAATATCAGTAATATCCATGATTCTAAAGAGACATTCTGCCTTATAGATGTCTTAGATCAGATTGAGCTGATGGGTTTCTCAGGGGTTTGGTGTATGGAACGATATAACAGAATATTAATAACTATTAAGCCTATAAATGCTTTAGTTATCCAGGAATGTTAGTATATGTGTGGCTATGAGGGTGGTATATTCTGTATATCATCCTCTTTTAAATTATAAGATATGGCAAAGAAAAAAAGTAGAATTTACATAGGTGCAGTAGTTACCATGAAAGGCAAAAAGTATAAGATCTCTGCAGGTACTGCCAAAGGTAAAAAATACAAAGCTACTCCGATAGATGGAGGTAGTGGAGTTGTTCAATTTGGTGCTAAAGGATTTAAAGTTGGGCCAGGTACAGATAGAGGAGATTCCTATTGTGCGAGATCTGCAGGAATTAAAACTACTCAGAAAGGTGCTACTCCTAATGACTTTGCGAGAATGCTTTGGAATTGTGAGGGTAAAATATCTAAAAATAAATGATCAAAATATCTACTCGTTTAGTGATCCTGATCTTTGGATATGCCATAAAAATACCATTTGATAAAAGAGGGTATTTACAGGGTAAAAATGAGGCTAAGATATGGGCAAAATACAATAAATATTGTGATCTCGCTCCATTAGTCTGGGAATGCTTTGGTGTAGTATGTCAAAAGAGATGCAGCAAATTAGAGGTATTTGATTCCTGCGCTGTTACAGAGTTAAAAGCATTGATCTCAGAATTTAATATAGATAACTGCGATCTGTACAATAAGCAGAATTGGGGAATGTATAACGGAATACAGGTATTGTTAGATTATGGTATTGATGAAAAAATAAGCAAAATGTATTAAATGAATCCAAAAGATAGATTTATCAGTAAAGCCTATCAGCTATCCTATAAGCTCAGAAAAGCATTAGGATACAAATGGTATAAGAAAGTTAAAAAGGATCATCAGATTTATTTTGATGATATAGCCTATTTTACTGAGGAGATGATAGACTATCTATTGATTGAGCAGATAAATAGCCTGGATGATTATATTCAATCTATAGATGCATGGCTTGAATTAGAATGCAAAACATTTGAGTATTATTATCCGTTAAAATATAAAGCAGGAGAGTTCTATCTAATCTTAGAGAGGATCAATCTGCATAGAGATTTTTTAGACATTAAAGAAAGATTATTTCTATAAATAGAGTAAAACAGAATTAAATTTTATACTATGCCATTTCAGAAAGGGAGAACGAAAACAGGCGGCAGAGCTAAAGGAGTAAAGAACAAAGACATATCACAGTTTAAAGCTGAGTTAAAAAAGGGATTGATTGAGAGATTAGGCGTTTTCTTTGAGCTATTAGATTCTCCGGATCTATCTGATAAGGATAAGATTAACGGGTATCTCAGAGCTTTAGAGTTTGTAATGCCTAAGCAGCAAAAAATAGAGATGGATGCAGATCTGCATACCAATCTCATTAGTGTGAGCTTTACTCCTACTAATGTACTACCTATAAAATCAGAGACAGAGCTACTTAATGAATAATCCTTTTCCTATATCTCCTATATTTGAATGGAATTATAAAGCTGATAAGCAGATTATAGTTAATCAGGGAGGTACATCATCCGGAAAAACTTATAGCATCCTGCAGGTATTGGCCTGTAAAGCTGCTGAATCTCCTAATCAAATCATTACCATAGTAGGCCAGGATATACCTAACCTAAAAGCAGGAGCTATAAGGGATTTTGATAATATAATAGCATCATCTGAGTTCTTTAGATCTATGATTAAATCAGTAAATAAAACTGATAGGATCTATTCCTTTCACAATGGCAGTATAATGGAGTTTAAGAGCTTTGATAATGAGCAGGATGCTAAGAGTGGTAAAAGAGATTATCTATTTGTCAATGAGGCAAATGGTATACCTTATAGCATATACGATCAGCTACAGATCAGGACCTCAAAAAGGGTATACATAGATTATAATCCTACTGCTCCGTTCTGGGTACATGATAAACTTATCGGAGATGCCCGAGTAGAGATGTTTATATCCAATTATACGCACAATCCATTCCTAAAGGCTAATATTAAATTTAAGATAGAAAAGCTAAGAGATCAAGATCCTAATAAGTGGAGAGTATATGGCTTAGGTCTTACAGGTAAAGTAGAGGGAGTAGTATTTCCTAATGTTAATTGGATTAGTAAACTGCCTACTACAAATATTAAGAGGATGTGCTATGGTGTGGATTTTGGCTATACTAATGATCCTACTACTATCGTAAAAGTAGTACTATCTCAGGGGCAGCTATTCGCTGAATGCCTATGCTATGAGACAGGATTAACTAATCCAGATATAGCACAAAAGTTTAAAGAGTTAGGAATAAAGCCAGGGCTAAGGACCGGTAATCTAATCATGGCAGATAGTGCAGAGCCTAAAAGTATCAAGGAGCTTAGGAATTTAGGATATAGAGTAAAGGCCTGTAAAAAAGGGGCAGATAGTATAAGGATGGGTATAGATAATCTTAAATCTTATGGCATCTTACAGATAGTTAATAATGCAGAATGGAAACAAGAACAGCAAAAATACGTATGGACTATAGACAGAAAAGATGGCCGAGCTAAAAATAAACCAATCTCAAATCATGATCATATATGGGATGCGCTCAGATATGGAGAGCAGGGTATTAGAAAAATTAGGCAAAATGTCGTATCTTACGCACATTAAAATATAACTTATGGCATTTGTATTAACAGCATCACAATTTGATAAAGGACTACAATCTTATTCTGCTCTACTATTAGAGAGCTTGAGACAGATTAGTGTAGTATCTCCTTTCACTATTGCCAATGTCAAAACTGCATTAGACTTAGGGCAGATACAGCCTTTTGATACAGCAGGCTTTGATCAGTTTTTGAATGAATTATATTCTTTAGATTTAGATTATAGTAGTTTAACGTTAGCAGAGAGAACAGCGTTAAACGTTATTAGAGAGTACCTTGATCCTCCTGCCCAGGCTACATGCTGTGGGTCAGATGTTCCTACTTTGTTGAATGTTGTGCCAATATTCTATCAGAGAGTTGGGAGTGCCACATTTGAATACGAGGCTCAGTTACAATTAGATGACTCAGTTACATGCGATGTATATGATTTGGAATTAGCAATCTCTCCTCAGGTAGGGTCTCCTGCAGTAGTAGCATCTCCTGTAATTTGCAATTTCTTTCAATGTCAATCTACCAAAGCAATATATAGCCATTTATGGGTAGACTTTGCAAGTGATCCGACAGGGTTTGGATATGATATTGAGATATTGCCACGTGATAGTACCGGTACTCCTGTAGTTCCTGTATTGATCACTA